GCGATGGCGTCGAACAACACCTGGGTCATTCTGCTCTTGGAGATCACAGTACCAGCAGGTAGAGACTTGGCCAGCCTCGCAGCCTTGAACACCTTGCCGAAAACGATGGTCGGGTCAAAGACAATGTTGCCGAACAGGGTCAGCGCAGCGTGGGCACCCTCGTAGCCCGGGTCTCCTGGGTAGAACTCCAGGGACTGTGTAATAGCGTCACCGAACCCAGTACCGAAGTGCCCCGGCTGAGAGTACTTCTGCGTGTCCTGCCACAGGGTACTCAGGCCGAACGTGTCAGTGCCTCTGTCGCGGAACTCATACATCTCCGAGACTGCGTTAGCCATCTCTTCCTTTGGTACACGACCTGCGTCGATCTCAGCCTGGATGAAGTCGGCGTAGTCCAGCCAGCCCTGTCTGTCCTCAGGGCTAGTCCCGATCCTAGAACCCAGCTCTTTGGCCTGTATACCAGCGGCAGAGAACGGGGCAGAGATGACATCTGTCCCGGCTCCGATAGAGTCAAGGACTTGGCCCACGATCCCGTTGACGCCGTAGATGAACTCTGCGTTAGGGAACTTCTGCAGGATGAGAGTCTTGACACCCTCGTACTTAGCAAAGTTCTGCTTGACCCATTCTTCCTGGAACGTGAATGTCTGAACGCCACCCTTGTCCCTGTACCGCTCGATGCCTAGATCTCCGAGCTGGCCTGAGACGGCTACGTCTCCGCTCAGGTTCTGTTCTAGGTTGAACTTCTCCCGGGCCGCTACCGCCTGAGGAGAGTCGTAGAAGGACCTGATACGCTGTGCCTCTTCCTTGCTGAGGACAGTCTTCCAGCCCTTCTCTTTCATCAAGACGTCTTGAGCAGCAGTGACCTGGTCTATGATCCCACTGTCCAGCATCTCTTGATGAGCCTGTAGTTGCTGACCCGCAGCCGTGATAAGGTCCTGCTGCTGGCCTGGAGACATCGTGTCAAACTTAGCTGGGTCCATGAGGACCTGAGCAAAGAGTTCCGTGATGGGGATCTCTGCTTCAGTTCCTGGGTCTGCCAAGAAGTCAGGCTGTCTGGCTTCCCAAGTATCGCCAGTCGGTACTGTCCTTTGCGACAGTGCTTCGATCAGTCTCCAGGTCTCAGCCTGTTGTTCGGGGTCACCAGTCAAGGAGTTCTGCAGGGCCATCGCTGCGGCTTCTCCACCATACGTAGCAGACACGTCTGCAAAGATCTGAGAGACAGCAGCAGACTGGAGTTCCGGCAGAGAGACGCCGTGGACAATCGTCAGTGGCCCGATCTGCGAAGGGAAGTCAGTACGCCAGTAGTCCATCTTCTTCTTACTGCGCCACTGGTCAAACAGCATGGCTGTCGCAGTGGGGTCATTCAGCTGAGACAGGTAGAGAAGGCCTTCGTTCTCTGGTGTACTAGGATCATCTTGTTTGAGCAGGCCTTCAGTGAACTTCTCATAGACCTGGTTGTAGGTGTCTTCTGCCGTCACTCCAGACGCGATGATACGCGCCATCTTGTAGGGGGAGACCTCCGCAGCCTTAGTAGCCTCACGGAAGTTCTGGACTTCCTGACGGTACTCGTCCTGGGCTAGGTTCTGACGGATGGCTGCGACAGTCTCCGCAGTCGTCGGGTTCTGTTTCTTCTTCTTCTTGTCGCCCTGGTACTCGATACCAGCGTCAGCCGTAGAGTAGACAGTGGGCATCAGGAACGAGCCTTCATCTCAGCTTCTAGTCTCGCTACGATGTACCTGTAGGCAGCCTTGATGACGGCTGGCGTAGCAGGATCGTTAGCAGTCATAGCCAGACCAGGCAGTGCTCGTAGGATGGAGTCAGGCACAGGCTTGCGGTCTGGAGTAGGCTCGGGCTTCAACCCTTCAGCAGGCCCGAAGAGTACGCTCTCCATGTCTCCTCTGGGCTGGTAGGGAGCGGGGTCTTCCGTGGCGTACTGTACAGGCCCGGGCATGGTGTCTGCAACGATAGCAGCGTCAGCGATCTGTTGCTCTACTGCGTCCCCAGCTACGAGGTCTTGGTTGGTAGAGCTTGCATTTCCCGAGGCGAGTTGGTCGCCAGACCCTACATCTCGTTTGTACTCTCCTGGGGTAGGGGTTGGGTTAGTGGCCATTATCCTCTACCTCCTGCCACGAAGATCTGTTCCATTGGAGCGGACGGCAGCTCGATGTCCACGGGCTGTTGGACCTGCTGGCCCTTCTCGAGAGCAAGCGCCTGTTGGTCTGCGACATCAGCAGGCGGCATACCCTGGAGTGCGCCACCCTGGCCCTCAGCCTGCATCTGCTGTGCCTGGGCCTGTGCTTCAGCTTCAGCGGCCTTCTGCTCCTCGGCGACCTCAAGCTGGACCTTGTCCCACGCGTCGGACAGGTTCGACCCGTCCTTGGACATCGTAGACTTGACTCGGAACTTGACGTCGATGGGAACGTTCGGGTCTGGCCAGAACAGCTGCTGCAACGAGTCCTCAGCGTTCTCCATCTCGATCTTGTCCTGGATGTCTGAGCGGTCCCTGAGGAACTCGATGTTGTCACGAGCAGTCCCACGGTCCACAAGACGGGCACCCAGGAGATTCAGGATACGGGTGTCGGCGTTCTGACGAGACAGGCCAGCACCTGCACCGTAGGCGACGGTGATACGGAACTTGTCGTCGATGTCTCTGCTGGGCTTGTACGTCCTGGCTTTGCCGACAGCCTGCATCAGTGGCTTCTCATAGTCCTTGTCGGCGACGTCGAGGCGGAACATGGTCTCGGTCGTCTGTGCGCGTAGGTCCGCGAGGTGGCCCTGGGCATCCTTGACGATGGAGGACAGCTGGCCCTGCGTAGACTCGACGAAGGCAGCCGATGCGATGGACTGGCCGACCTCACCCTGTCGTGAGGCTGGGTAGCCGATGGCACCACGCTGGTCTAGGTCAAGAAGGTTCATCAGCGCGAACAGCGCAGGGTCAGAACCGGCAGGAGCCACACGCCGGATGAATGTGTCGCCTGGGGCGTTGGGGTCGTGCATGTAGACCGTGTTCGGCCCTGGGGTGTCGTTCGGGTTGAGCACGCCCTTGGCCTCCCAGGGGGCGAAGACCTTGTGCTCGGTGTACTTGGTCATCAGCGAGGCGATCTTGTTCTTCGCCTGCAGGCTGTTGCCGATCTGATCCAGCATACCCCGGATCGCGCCGTCGTGGGACGCCACCTGGGTATAGGCTGCTGGCATGACGTGCATGTCGTATTCAGACTCTTTGACCATCTTGAGAGCAGACGGGTCCGTGTTACCGGCCCTGGCCATGTGGGCCACTGCCATGCACGCGTAGCCGTGCGCGTAGTACTGCCAGACCTCTACCTCGCCTGTGAGCTTCTTGTCTCGGGAGTCTGCATAGATGTTGTTCCCTGGGAACATGGACTCAGCCATGTCAGCGGGGTAGACGTTGATGACCAGGAGATCGTGGAGCTTGCCGTTGTGGATGTTCGGGTAGGCGTGGCGGGGGTCCACGCGTGCGAACATGGGGTACTCACACATCTCGTCAGTCCAGACCACGGTGTACGCGGCACCGCAGACTGCGAGGTCGATGGCCTGCTGGGGGATCGTCAGGTCACCACGGTTGTCTGCCCAGTACGTTGCTGCGATGACTTCCCTTAGCTGGGCGTTGAGGATGTCTGCCTTCTTGTCTGAGTAGACCGGGGCTTTGTAGACAGGGGTCTGCTCGGTGCTCAGGCGGGCTACGTCGTTGATGAACGCGAGGCCTAGGTTCATCACCATAGGCTTCTCGACGACAGCGTTGTCCCCTGGCAGGGAGTATCCCCACTCACCACGCAGCAGCCGGTCTACTTCCTGGTAGCGGGTGTCACGGTTAGAGAACGTCTCAGAGACCCGATGATCCCGGCTCTTGACTAGGTACTCAGCTGTTGGCCGGTTCTTTACTTCGTCGAGTATCTTGGTTGCCATCTGTTCCTCCGCTAGCTAGCTCTCTGGTTGAACCCGGCCCACTCTGTTGCCTGGGGCATCCATCTCATCTTGCTCTTCATCAGACCGTAGGGGATCAGTTTCTTGTAGTTCCACTTGATGAACCACAAGGCCATCAGGACGTCGGTCGTGTTCCCGTGGGGGAAAGAGTTCGCTTCGTCTTCGATGAGAGCTGAGTATTGCTGGCCGAGTTCGTCTCCGTACGGGAGGCGGATGTAGCCAAACTCGACTTCTCTCGCCAGGGACTCGACGCCCATATCTGCGTCACCCTTGTTCCGTCCGGTCTGGTGTGGGATGACACGTACGCGCTTCTGGATGTCAACATAGAACGGATCTTCCTTCAACCACTGGATGAACGAGACGTCCTCGAAGATGAAGTAGTCAGGGTGATAGGTCTTGAGGCATCGGTCGATCTCTTCGATGATACTCCGCTGTGAGCCTTTCCAGCTTCGTGTCTCAAGTACGACAGGCACAAACTTCGTACTGTCGAAGAGGACATCAGCAACCACAAGACCGTGATACTGTTTGACAGACGGGTCGATAGAAAGAACCCTGGAGATGGGAAGGACTGCTGAGGTGCTGGTGTCTCGTACTCCCTGTCCACCACGTCGGTCTTCGTCACGACATCTGATCCACCACTCGGGCCGGAAGACTGTCTCGCCTTCCAGCGTCGGCTCTTGCTGGTACATCGCGGAGAACGTAGCGTGACCACCCACTCGTTCGTAGGTGACCATGAGTTCGTCATACGTCCACTTGTCTGGCCACAGGACTAGCGGTGCTGGGTTCTTCGGGTCTTCGTCAGGCCATCTGATGATCGCGGGCTTGCGGATAGTAGTCCAGAGAGGCTCGGCAACTCTAGGACCCCTCTCATAGACTTGCTTCTGGATCTCGCCGTAGAGGTCGTGGACGTGGAGGCGCTGACCGACAATGACCGCCCTGCCCGATGCTTCGGAGCTTTGAGTCTCAACACGTGAAAGAACTTCTCCTCTCAACCAGTCCAGCTGCTTCTTGCGCGCCTGGGAGTTCTCTGCGATCTTCTTGTCAGTCACGTCGTCGATGATGACGACGGTTGCTTCCATCCCCAGGATCTGCTGTTCGCTGCCACGGGACTCGATGCTGTACTGGACACCGGACTTCTTGTGTCGCCCGGATACCATGAGCGTCCCAGACAGCGGACGCCAGGCCTGGTCTCCCTGCCTGGCTGGACGGAACCGCCCGAAGGTGGAAACGATCTCGTCGTTTACAGCCAGCTGTTCTGCAATACCCGCCACCCACTTCTTGGCGGACTCCTTCGTCAGGGAGACCAAGAGGATCCTCTCGTCTCGATCCCGGCAGAGCAACCAGACCGGGATCCACAGCGAGAAGATGGAAGACTTCATGTGACGCGGGGGGATGTTGAGCATCAGGTTCCGGTTCTCGCAGAAGGACCGGACCCAGTCTAGGCAGTGGTCTGGGAGCGTGTAGCCTGAGAACCTTTCATAGAACTTCTTGAACCCTTGGGCTGAGAACTCCATCATCTCCTTGGCTTCAGGGACTAGGTTCTCATACCCAACAACTTCAGGGACTACAAGGATCGAACCCTCTTTGGCGTACTGGGAGATCTCATAGATCCGACGCGGGGACAGGCTGAGTGCCCCTGCGATCTCGTTGACCTTGAGGCCCAGTTCCTTGAGGTGTTCGATCTCAGGTGCCCAGGCGGAGTCGTTGATCCTAGCCGACCCCGCCCGGGCCATTGCCCTCTGTCTAGCCCTTCGCCCGAGTTCTCTGTGTCTGTGAGTTACGAATACGGGCTCAGCCATTATGGTCTATTGTACCACAACACAAACCACATTACCAGCCACAGCAGGGAAGTATGTAACTACACGAGGGGCATTTGTAGTGCGCGTGCTCAGGCTCCATAGTGTCCTGACAGACGTCACAGAGGGGTTTTGCGCTCAATCTGTCTACTTCAGCGCCTAGATCGCGAGTCTGTGACCTGGGGATATGCATTTGCTCTTGCAACGGGTTGCAGGTGCAGTAATCTAGCGAGGAAGCGTAGTAAGTGTGCTGGTCAGAGGACATAGTATGGGCCAAACATTAGGTTTCGGGAATATGCATTGGTCGTGTAGTGCGCTAACCGCGCAGATTGTCTGTGAGGGAGACACTACACTACATACACACTAGTTCTTATGGACCCCGTCACACTGGGTGGGGGTGGTCTAGTCATTCTGGGCTACCTGCTCTGGGCCGGAGCCTGACTAGTTTTCTCTATACCTGAGCGGGGCACCTAGTTACTACTACCTACCCCTTGTAGTTCTTTAAGTCTAGTATACACCCCCTGTCAACTACCAACTGGTAGATTATTACTACTTACCTTGGGCTAGTTAGCATCTCGGCC